CAGGAGTAAGACCAAGTTCAACGTAAAGCTGTGTCTTAAGCTCCTGAATTTGCGGTAATAGATTATTATCCACCGCACGATTGAGCTGAACAATCTTTTCAGTCCCATCCGTATAGGCAATACCGTACTGACTGCCCTTTAACTGAAATTCGATATCCTGACGTCGCTGCTCCGCCTGTTGACGACGTGCTTCTGACTTGATCACGTACGGAAGCTGGATAATCAGATCAAGCTTGCCCGAAGACGATTGTTCATCCACAGTATCCAAAAGATTGAGCTTGCGAAGAAGACGCTGAAGCGTCGAATTCGATTCGTTCATCACTGAATACAAAGGATTTTCGACGATTGCCACCATTTTCTTAGGTAGCGTGATCTCTTCCCGAAGTCCACGATTTTCGTTAAAAAGACTAACTCGTACGTGCTTCGGCATCCAACTTACAATGCGTCCAACCCGAAGAGTCTGGATATCGTAGCCACCCGACTCTTCCGGCGACAATGTGGTGTCCACCGGAACTATCGCCGCGATACCTTCATCCAGAATCGTCATGGCGATGTCTTGTCGGAATGCCCGAGCGGCCTGGTCAACATTGGCTTCCACCGTCAAGCAGTTGTTGAGACCACTATCGATGTCTTCCAGATACCTATTTTGATCATCTGTACGAATATGTCGCATAGGCACTGCTGATACTTCGATGCCAATCCGAGTATAAATCGAGGAGATGATCGTTCGTTCGTTCGAAAAACGCGGAGCGTATCGGTACGGACGACTACCATAGATAGATCCAGTCTCGATCGGGAAAGGTCGGTTTTGTACACTGTCACTATCTACAAACGCGTTCCAAGCGTGCTTCAACCGAGCTCCGAGTGCCATATATCACCTCCTTTCTCGATCAACCAGATTTTCTATCGTGGCCAGACCTGGCCGATGCTGAGCTTGAAGAAAATATTTGAGTACAAACTCAGAACCAAGTTCAAAACTCTGAGCCAAGGATTCGGGAGGATCCTCATCAAGCTGAGCGTAATATCGCTTCAGCGCGTTGCCCGCTTTTTTCCTCTGATCAGCAGAGACCCCCTTCAACCCGCCTCGAGCTCCTGCTAAAGCTGCTGCCGCCGCATGCACACCGTTTCTATTCAATGCTCCATTCGGAGTCTTGACTGGCAGCTTGCATTGGCTCTTCGACGTAGGAGCTCCATCATGAACATGGATTAGACAGGCCGCATGCCACTGCTCAAGCGTGTAATCAGACTTATTGTAATCGCTCCATGATGCTTCGGAAATATGCGCAAGCGCCTCTCCCGGGGAGGCAAACTGTTGGTGATCACCTAAGATCATTCGAACGCCTCCAGGTTAGCTTTGAACGCAATATAGGCATCCATCATGGCCGCCACGTTATCGATCTTCTCTTCCTGACGCTTTTTCAGCAACTTACGATTACCGTTGGTATCTTCCAACGTAATGGCGTTGCCCATAGCAAACGACATTAGAGACTGATCGAATATAAGGTGACGATCTTCGGATAGTTTCTTCAACTCACCGAGTGGTACGGATTCGGTCTTAGCTCCTTGAATTACCTTCTCGATCCCGAACGGACCGTTTTCCGCTTCCCAACGTTTGACAAACTCCTTAGCATTGTACGGATCGTAGCCTAAGCATCGCACATCATACTCAGAAGCGATGATAAACGCATCAAGATCATCGTAGATCTCTTCCCAATTTAACACCGTTCCGTTCATCACATGAAGACTACCTTCACGAATGAACTCCTCATATTTTTGTCGCATAGCCGACTGCAACAACATGAGCGTACGCTCGGTAATATAGCTCCGAGTCTTGATTCCGTACAGATCCCCACCCAGCGGAAACATGAAGGTAAAAGCCCAGAAGTCATCACCTTGTGACGCGTCCATTCCTAACGCGCAGGGCAGTTGCCAAAACTCACGTACACGATGAGGCAGCGTTTCTTCGTAGGTGAAGAAGTAGGTGTAGCCCTCCATAGGGATACCGAAACGCTTGGCGAGAATATCGTTGCGCGCCGCGGGAGCTTTCTCAGCTCGTTCGACGTCCAGCTGATACGTTTCATAGGTAACCGTTTGCCCCAGATTCGGATTCGCCTTCAACCACATAGCTGGATCGGCCACTTCGTCCAGCTCATCCAGTTTGTAGTGCCAAATCGACACATGCGGAGCAGAGTAATCACCTTTAAGAATGTCAGCAAGCTCCATTTTGATCGTATCGCCAGAACCGTTGCGCACAGTTCCTTCCGAAGAGATAGCGATGATCAAATAGTCTTCTAACTTGGAAGCTCCTTGTTCCACAGCACCGATAACATCTTCGCGCAGGTCTCCAGATAGCCATTCATCGATGCTGGCAATCTTGGTCCGTAGACCCTGAAGCTTGTTAATAGTCATCGGCCGGATTTCAAGCAACGATCCGGTGAGAAAATTCTCAATGCCCTTTTTGGTCGCCGCCAACTTCTGCCGCAACATCCGGTTACCTGTAGTGTTCTGCATCGAGCCTTCGGTAAGGAACTTGAACAACGGACCACGAGCTCTAGTAATGGCGGTTCGAATCGGCGACATCACCTCTTCGGCCTGTTTCATCGTTGGACCTGTGGTGATTTGATGCGTGGTCGCCGTATCAACCGTCATAAAGTAGGCCTGAATAAGCGCAGCGAACATCGACTTAGCCGCACCTCGAGCTACAATAAGGTAGAACTTCTTGACCAGACGAATCTTGATTGTTCGCTTCTCATAATGGCCTCCATGGTTACTATCGGACGGAACGTATACCGATCGCTCCACGAAGTAGTACCAACCGAAGATCTGCTCAGCCCACAATTTGAAGGTGAACAAAAGATGGAGATCACTGCCTTCCGTCAAGGTCATCTCACCTTCACAAAAACGCAGAAAACCTTCCACCGCTTGATCATCGTAGTAAATGTTGGGGTTGGCGATGAGCGAGTCGATTCGGTTCATCTCCAACGAGATCTCCCGGTTGACCGGAATCTCTCCCCGCATCACCGCGTGACGAAACTGTCCGTAATACACCGGGACTGCTGTGTTGGACAGTGTCACGTTACCGCTCCTTCCTTATGGTGGCGATCTCCTTCGATCACGCCAATTCGAATATCCATACGGAACTCCGGGCATGAACATCAAGATCAACCCGATCACAATCAGGACCAGCCCCCAAAACACTGATGCAAAAATCAGTACGAATATGCCGATAATGACTACAACAAGCCCCATCAATTCACCTCCCTTCTCCTACCTAAAATCCTCTGGCCACAGCCTTCCTAGTAATGACTCGTCCCGCACTCTGCTGACCCTGTTGCTTGAGCAGATTTGTCACGAAACTCTTACCACGAGGAGCAGCCAATTGCTTTACCTGCTGCTCGAGTTGAAGTCGATTGGCCACCTCACGGAGCTCCTTGTTAGAGAGCGCCGCGGTACCGCTATTTCTGAGCTTGGCCCGAGCCTCAGCTACCTTGATGGCATCTTCATGCGCCGGATGGTTTTCACCACCCTCAACTTCGATCTTGGTCTTTCGTTTTACACCATGTGGAACACGAGAAACAGCGGAGGGAGTTACTGCTCTCGGCGGTGTCGCCTTGCGACGACCCCAATGCATACCTTTGATGCCGTAATGCTCGAGAAATTCGGCTCCGGAATCACTTACAGACTCCCACTTCATGCCCTTGACACCAAAGTGGGAAAGACCACTCATGGCAACATCCATGGGGATGGCATCCAAAGTTTCGTACTCGTCCCAGTAATCCTTGAGCAGAAACTCAGGACCCTCGAAATCAGTAGTCCAGACCGAGATCTTGTTGAATTCAACACTGTAAAACCCGTAGTCCCTTTCATCAGGCTTGGCTGGAGTAGCCGGATAACCAAGCGTCAAATGTGGATTCCACGGTCCATCGAACTGAGTGGCCGAGTCATACGCTGTCCGGACATTGTTATCCTTCAACAATGCTGCGCGAAAGTCACGAATTGCCTTGTAACTGTAAGGATCTTTCTTGAAGAAGAGTACATCGGCCTGATCTTCTCCGAGTTCGCCGCGATGATCTACCGACAAATAAAACCGATTCAGTGTGGTGCTGGCCGCATGTTCCACGAACTCGACGATCTTGTCGAGATTTGAAATTTGATCCGTATCACCCAGGAACAACAGAGTGAGATGCGGAACCTTCTCGCTCGAGATCTTCCAAACGTGATCATTCTTATCAGGAATGGCCACGATAACTAGGTTACTCATGTTGACCTCCTGGTTTTACGGTTCGGAATTCTCGGAAACAGGTGGCGGATCTGGATTGACCCACTCCTTTGACTCACGATTGACACTGAGACGCCATTCCTGTTCCTGGAGAAGCTTCTCCATGGAATCCAGCAAAAATGATGACGTAGGCGGATCAAACAACAACTTTGTACGCAGGAACACGCACGTCTTTACCTTGCTTAACCTGACTATTTCGTTAGGAAGAAATTCATCCCACTCGGTATCTTCATCCTCGATGACGAAACCTTCTTCAGGTCCTACACCCAGGTCGTTCAGGATGGAGAACGCTGAGTTAATGTGAGTAATGATGTCGAGATCGAACGACGTGTCATCATCACCAATACCCAGAATTTTCTTGGTACTGTTCAGGATACTCTGTTCCATTCTCCACCTCCTTCGTGAAAGCAAGTCTATTCTCATCCTTTGACTTGCCGATAGTGGATAAAATCGAAGTGGAGAGAGAAACACTCCGATTTTGATGAGACCACACTGGGAACGAAAGAGCTGTACACTACCTACTGTTAGCGACCTCCGAGGAAGGTTCGATCTCCCGCTGTTCGACGATTATGCTCTTCGCGAGCGGCTTGAAGCTCGCCCTCACGCACCGCCCCGCCTCCGGTGCGCTTATTGTGCTCTACCCGAAGCGTATGCTCCTGTGCTTCGAGCTCCTCCGGAGTGGCCATTCGCGTATCGAATTGCCCCTCGATCTGTTCTGCCTTCGGTGGTTCTTCGGACTCCCGCGACTGTTCAGGATCCTGTGGTTGCTCCTCCTGTGGAGCCTGTGGCTGCTCGGGCTGCTGTGTCTCCTGTGACTGCTCGTCCTCCTGTGGATCCTGCGACTGATCAGGCTGCTGTGTCTCCTGTGACTGCTCGTCCTCCTGTGGATCCTGCGACTGATCAGGCTGTTGTGTCTCCTGCGGCTGCTCGGACTGCTGTGCCTCCTGTGGTTGATCAGGCCTCTGCGGATCTTCCTGAGGCTGGTCGGGCTCTTCCTGAGGCTGGTCGGGTTCCTCCTGCGGCTGGTCGGGTTCCTCCTGCGGCTGCTGTGGCTGTTCGGGGTCCTGCACAGGATCCTGCACGGCATTCTGAGCAGACTGCGCGGTCCCCTGTGCGGACTCCGCCGTCTCCTGGGCAGACTGCGCGGTCTCCTGAGCGGCCTGTGCCGTCTTCTGAGCAGGCTCCTTCTTTGCTTCAGCCTTTGCCTTTCTCGTCTCAGAAGCCTTTTGCTGCCTCTTAGTCTGCGCCGTCAAATGAATCGCCTCCTTTCTATTCGGGGTCGCCGGACTCGGAGTCGTCGACCGCTTCGTCGTCATTGTTTCTTGCGGAAAGCTCGAGATTACTCTCGGCCGCTTCGACGTCGTCGACCTGTTCGCCAGGACGCTCCGTCATCTCCCCGGTTTGCCCCGGCGCAAGCTGAACCTGAGGCTCGTACCCCGGAGGCGCGTCCTGCGGCTCCTGCGGTTCCTCGTCTTCGTTGGGCAGTTCCTCTGCCTGACCTTCCTTCTGCGGATCCGGCTGACTCTCAGCCTGAGCTCCCGACGCCGACTGGTCCTCGGTCGGAACCGCTGACTGATCTTCCGCCTGCGATTCCGACTGCTCGGGCTGATCCTGCGACTGCTCTTCCGTCATACATCCTCCCTAATTAAGAAAATCGTACGTGATGTAGTAGTCGGGCTCCCCCGGAGTCAGAGAATCAATCGGCGGCGAACCGTGACCGATAAACTTGGTGCCACACCAAAGCTCCACGTGATGCGGAGCAGATCGAGAGCCATACATACCGAGATCACCCGGCTTGCGCTCTCTTTTGGAAATCACACGAGCATGCGGACTCTTGACCATGGAAAATGTCGAGGCCCACTGATGATCGAGCGGTGCTGCAGGAGAAGGGACGCCCGCGGCTTTGTACACCGCCGCAACAAATTGCGAGCAATCGCTACGCCAATCTCGAGGCGTAGGCCTGAGAAAGGCAAGATTCGCCTTACCCCCGGCGAGGTAATGATATGCCCCCGGATTCCTCCGGTAGTTAGCCGCTGCCTGCTCTGCCTGAGCGACAATCCTCTTTCGCTTGGCGTTGGCTACTTTGGTAGCAGCCTCCTGCTTACTGACCACGCGAATATGCGCGGCCAGACGCCTACGAGCACGATTTCGATCTTCCTTAGTCCGGTTACCCGGATTCATGACGAAGCGCTGATCAGCAACCGAAATCGGACCCTTAAGCAGTCCGTGAACTCTACTAAGTTCCAAGCCTAGAAGATATGCTGCGAAATGCAGTTCCCTTCGAGTCTTCGGACCGAACTGCCCATCAACCTTTATCAAGCGACTTTCAGCATGACGTGTCGCCAATCGCCGATTGATCGAGTTTTGCAGTCGCCTAACGTCTTCGCCATGATCGCCGTTATGGAGCGGTCTCATTCTCCTGCAGCACCTCCTCCAATAAAACCCGCGATTTACTTTCTAACTGATCAGCCGTGCCTCCACGGACTTACCTGGCTCTTGATATCGATCTTGTACGAAGAGAAGCACGCCGCGGAACACGACCTATGATAGGGGCGATGCTTGGCCGAAGCACTTGCGGGCATGACAACAGCCAAGCTCACAAGAGCGAACACAACAATGAGAATCCTACGCACTATTTTCCTTTCATTTTGAACGTTTGGCATCGTAGTTGCTAGCGAAGTTGCTCAGCAACTC